GGACGCATTAATAAATGGAGCAATAGATGAAATATGAATTAACACCCAAATCAGTGAAAGCAATTGCTGAAGCACATGAAAAGTATTGGGATGATTATCGACACGAGCTTTATAAATACAAAGCTGCATATGAAACCCAGTTCTGGAATGAAAGAGGCTCTGATGGTGCTATGGACCAACAGCTCTATGTTCAGACTTCAGATGCTTATGGTTACATTGAAAGCTATATCTCTTCACTCTTTACACGTAATCCAGGTGTTATTGTTAAGTCAGGTGTCAGAGGTAAAGGTAAACCTAAAGTAGCAGAAGCTGTTGTCAATAACTTCTTACAAAGACAACGCAACACTATAGAAGATGCTGCACGTTTAGCTCTTATCTATCCCATGTCTTTTGTTAAACTATTACCAACAGCTTCACAAGACATCTATTCAAAGATAGATATGGTTTCAGTGCCACCCTGGGAAATAATTGTTGACAGAGAAGCCAGACGCTGGGAAGACTGCAGATATGTGGGACATAAATACTACATCTCATTACCTCAAGCAGTTCATAAGTTTGGTAACAAGAACTGGGACCCAGTCACAAAGACAGATTACTTTGACAAGTATGCCATGGCAAACCACATGGAAGACCCAGACTTTTATGATAGTTCATTTGACTATTACAAGTTTATTGAGATTGTTGAACTCTTTGATTTGCACACAAGACAAGTCTATTTCTGGACACCAAACTGGCAGATGGGTGAGAAGTTCTTGTTGAAAGAAGAGATACCTTTCTATGATGCACAAGGTAATGCACTTATTCCAATTGTGCCACTTTACTTTAATCGCATACCTGATTGTCCTCTTGATGGTTATTCAGCAATGAGACGTATCTATGACCAGATATATGAGACAAATCTTATCAGAAGCTTTCAAGCTAATGCAGTTCGTAAAGCATCTCGTCAATATCTGGTGAGAAGAGGAGCACTAGATGAAGAACAAATGGCACAGATTACAAGTGGAATTGACGGTCTTTTTGTTGAAGTGGATGATGATGATTTGGTTGGTGTGGTTCGTCCTCTCCCCCAGAACCCTACTCCGCCTGAGTTACAAATCTACTACCAACAGGTTCAAGATGATAAAGACAAGGGTTCGATATTGGCGCCTTTTACACGAGGCGAAAGCACTCGGGCATCTGCTACAGAGATTGCAGCATTGGCGGCATACACATCTTCAGAAGTTGGAAGACTTGCGAGAGAACGAGATGGAATGATTGAAGGAGTATCCAAATCATTTTTGCACATGTTAGCACTTTATTTAGATGCAGAGAATATTCGTGATATTATTAGTATCAACAACAAACCAGAAGTTGTTAATGCTGAAGCACTAACAGAGCAATGGGAAGTTTATGCACAAGACCAAGCATCCACACCTATTTCAGAATCTGTAAGAAAGAGAGAGTTTATTCAATCAATACCCACATTACAAGCTCTAGGCGTTCCAAGCAATGTCTTGTTAGAACAAATGGTGACATCACTTGGATTACCAGAGAGCTTCTTAGTAGCAGCAGAAGAAGCACGTTCTGCTCAGGTAAGTGCAGCTAAAGCAGAAGCAAGTGGTCAGGCTATTGGACCTGATGCTGTGGAGTTACAGCAGATGTCACAACCCATTGGACCACAAAATCTACAGACAGTATTACCAACTGGAGGTAAATAGTGGCTGAAATAGACCAAGTTTATTATTGCGAACCATGCGATAAGATATATGAAAAACCATTCGGACGTTACGGACAATGTGACTGTGGTAGAAAAGGATGGAAGAATATTACATATGAGGCACATAACATCAAGGTGAGAAGTATTAGTTTTGTAGGTGGTGATGAAGTGCACAAGTATGGTGTTGATGGATATTACAATGCATCATTAGGGAAAAAATTTAGCAATAGATATGAAGCAGAAAAATATGCTGAAAGTCAAGGACTCTATCGTCCAACCAAAGGGGACTTAGATAGAGCTGAGGCAATAAATTATGAAACACACCAAACAATGGAAAACCAAAGACAGCGTTACACAGAAGCACTTACTAAATATCAGGGTGATAAAGAACGTGCAGTTGGTGAAGCTTTCTCAGTTGACAACATGATTAAAGACGGAACTCTAAAGGAGAACTACAATGAGTAAAAATCAAATGGGACTAGACATGATGGGCCAAATGGGTATCAGCCCAGAGCTTATTCAAAGAGGCAAACAAGCAGCAGAAGGTATTGATAAAGAAATATCTATTACACTTGAAGCAGCTGCACCTGAAGGTAAGTATAGTGCCAAATCATTACAAGATATTACAAAAGCTTTGAATAGCATCTTAAAGATGTTTCAAGCTCCTGCACTGCCAATGCCAGAAGAAGACATTGAAGGTAGTCTTCCACAGGAGCATGTTAATGCTATTATGATGATTAATGCTGCAATTCGTGACAGTGGCATTGGTGAAGAACTCTCGCTAGAAGAACTCACCGATGACAGAGCATTGAAGATTGCTGCTGGTAAATTAGATAGTTTATCTAAAGACAGCGGGTTTAAATCATTCTTAGCAAAACCACTATCTGCTGAAATGGAATCTATATCAGTTGAAATAGAAACCGAAGATGAAGCACCTGAAGGTATGCATGAGATGCCTGATGGTTCAATGATGAAAGATAGTGAAATGGAAGACGATGAACTAATGATGAGTAGAATGAGGTAATTTAATACATGAGTGAAGAAATTAGCAGCACGCCACAGAGCACTGCAACAGGAAACGAAACAGCCACGCAGAACGGTGATACGACAACCCAATCCTCTGAATATGTGGATTTACAGGCGTTACATAAAAGTGCTTTAGAACGCAATTCTGGGCAAGACAGAATAACAAAAGCAATGGACACCGCAAAGATGGCACAACAACAATTTCCAGACAGACTTAGTATTGACAATTTAGATAGTGTCGAAGGTTTGAATGAAGGTGGACATAAAGGTATAGATTATAATTCAGTGATTAATTCTTTACCTGATGATGCAAAAAATCTGTTGTCTAACCTCAGAGCAGACTATACAAGAAAGACACAAGAGTTAGCACAACAACGCAAGACACTTGAAGAGCAATATGCAACACTTACAGCAAGTGACTTTGATAGAAACATTCAAGACCTTGCGTCAAGAGAAACTGTTGAACTAGACCCATATGATGCTGATAGTTTCAATCAACGAATTGAGCAAGAGGTTGCCAGACGGTTGAATGAAATGATGGAGCCGATTAGACAACAGCAGCTCGTTGTGCAAAAGAAAGCAGAACTACAACAATTTAAAGAAGCACATCCTGATATGATGGACTACAAGCAAGAGATTGTTTCTCTACTCAGAGAAAAACAAGACCTCTCGCTTCAGGACGCATATTATCTGGCTAAAGGACAAAAGACAACACAACGTCTTTCAGAGCTTGAAGCTGAAGTGCTAGACAGAAGAAGCCGTATGGCAGAGGTGGGACTTAAGTTAGGAACACCTTCTCGCGGCGGACCAAATAAACCACCTAAAGGACTGAAAGGATATGAAGTCTATCAGTGGTTAAAACAAAATAGAAAATAAAATGCAAGTTATGAGAACCCGCCCTGGACACTCTCACAATACGCAATCTTACAAGAACTCCCGTTGTGGGAATATTCTTTCAAACAAAACAAACAAGCCAATAATATTTATGAGGATTTTTTAAAATGGCAATTTCGAATGACATTCTCTCCTCAACACTGCGAATTCTTCTTGATGAAGAGGTTGATAACCTTTACAAGGCAGTTCCTCTTCTGGACAGAATGCGTGAGCAGGGTGGGATAGAGACTTACGATGGTGGACAAAAATTAGATGTCCCCTTAATTCTTGAAGAGCATTCTTCAATCACACAACTTTCTTCAGGCTATGAGCCCGTTAACCTCGCTGTAAAGGACGCACTTCGTGTTGGTTCTTACAACTGGTGTGACTTTGTAGCTCCTGTTGTTATCACTCGTAAAGAGGAACTTTCTAACAAAGGCGAACGCGCTATCATCAATATTGCTGAAGCACGTATGAAGTCTGTTATGGGTCTTCTCAAGCGCGAAGTTGAAAAGCAACTTGTTGCAAATCAGAGCTCTGTGCTTACTGAACTTAATACCTTTTACGGTGTTGATGATACCACTGGTTTCTTTGAGAATGCTGCTTACGGCTCTCAAACAAACGTAGTTGGTGGTATTGATAAGGCTGTATTTGGCACTTACAATAACCAGCGACTTGAACTTGGTGGTGCTCCTACTTCTACCAATGTTACTGCTGAAGTTCTTACTGACCTTTATGTTGATTGTCAGGTAAATACTCCTGATGGTTCAGCTCCAGACCTTATCGTTTGTGGTCGTGACTTCTTCTCAGCTTACAAAGGCACCTTGTTCAACCGTGAATTCTTCATGGACAACAAATCAGATATTGATGGTGGTCGTCTTGCTCTTGCATTCCATGGTGCACGTATGTATGTTGACCCATTCTTACCTGCTGACCCAGCTGCTGGTGCTGGTGCTAACACACTTCACGCTTACTTCTTAAACTCTAAGTTTATCAAACTCGGTTTTGATAGTGCTGCTCAGTTTGAGATGGAAGACTTTGAGCATATCTCAGGATACGCTTCACGAAGTGCTAACATTATCACACGTCTTCAAGCTTATGTTCAACACTTAGGCTCACAAGGCGCAATCTTCCAAGGTTCATAATAGGAGAATATCATGGCTACTAATACTAACTTACAAAAGATTTATGCATCTGACGAGCTTAATGCTTCATCAGCTACATATGTTGCAGGTTCTGAAGATGATATTTCTTCATCTCACAGACGACAAGTTGAAGAGTTTGTTGCTGGTGAAGCTATCGTTGCTAATGACCTAGTCTCTCTTGACCTAAGTCAAACTGGTGACGGAGCTAAAGCTCTTGTTGTTGTTCAAGCTGATACTGGAACTGCAACTGATACAGCTGCTATTGGATTCGCTCTTAATAGTGCTGCTACGGGTGAAAAGGTTTCTGTAACAATTGCTGGTATTCATCAAAGTGCAAATGTTGCCGGTGCTACTGTTGCAGGTTCTAAACTCTGTGCAGGCTCAACAGCTGGTCAAGCTGCTATCTATGTTAACACTGATGTATTGCCTATCATTGCTATCTCTGCTGAAGCAGACACAGCTAATGTTGCAACTGTTTTTGTTATCAAGCAGTTCTAATTAAACTGTAATTATGGGGCACCCCTGCTTGGGGTGCCCTCTTTGCAAAGGATAAGAAATGAATTTAAAAGAATTACGCGACATGGTTGGCAGCATTATTGATTATTCACCTGAGGTCACAACCTATAAGCAAGAAGTCAATCGCATTATTAATGAAATTTATCTGGATACATTCGCTTCTCGTCCATGGGAATTCGCTCAAAAAACAATTGACCTCTATACATATCCAGATAAGACAGACACAGCAGCACAAATTACTCCTTCAGGGACAGCTGGTAGGTTTCCAGTAAATCAAATCAATAGTGTTTCATCAAACTTTTATGATTTGGTAAAAGGTTACACACGTATTGAAGGAAGCATTCTTAAAATTACCGGTGCAACTGATAACCAAAATAACGGCTTGTTTATGATTGACAAAGCCGATGATGCTGCTGGAACATTATTAGTTTCAAGATTATCAAACACACCACGAGTTGATTGGGAAGGCACAGCTGGTGTGCCACAAGCCATCTCTATTCAATCACAACAACGCTACCTAACACTACCTGCAGACTGTGTTGATGTGCTTTCTGTTGGTATCAGAAACATCGAAGAAGCAGGTGTAGGAACTAATGCACTTGGACATTTCTATTCTCTGTCTCGTAAGAAAGATGAAGAGTTGGATTTGCGTCTTGATTTGGAAGGCACACCAACAGATTACGT